CGAGAAACGTGGGTCAGCTAAAATACTTCTGTTGCCTAAAGCTCGTCTTCCAGATTCAGAACGACCTCCGTACACTGATACAACTTTTTTATCTGTAAGTAGTTTAACTACGTCATCTTTAGACGCTTGTTCTACTTTCATACCACCACGCTCCTCAATAGCTTTTTCGATATGTTCTTTGTTATACCGCGCACCAAGATACGGGGTGAAGTAATCACCAAAATCAACACGAGGTTCGTTTAATGTTTGGTGGTACTGATACTGTGCAGTTCCAATCGCTAGACCTGCATCGTAAGGAACGGGAGGGATGTAGATATTTTTTAGTTCTGGCATCCAGTCTGGAATCTTACCTGTCATTACAGAGTTAAGTGCGACTCCTCCAGCCAAGCACAAGTTCTCATACTTTCTACCGACCAAATTGAATATGTCATTGAAGATTTGTTGACAAGCTACCTCAGTAGCATCTTGTAATCCTGCTGCTAAATCAAACTGTTCCTGTTCACCTTTATCAGCAATCAGTGCGTATTTACCGAAATCAAAACCGTGCATTTGAAAGAACGCAGAGTCGCTATAAATCTCTTCAGCATATTTGGTTTTGTCTCCCAACGCCGCCATGCCCATTACCGTACCACATTGGTTTCCCATAGGTGGACCTGTTGATAGACCAAATACTTGTTTAGTAAAGTTGCTCCAGAAAACTCCAGGATTAAACTCCATGGGTAGCGTGGCTAAGTGAGATATTTTATTATCCTTACCAACCCATGCAGTCATGCACGTGGTCATTACTTTGCCCGTACCATCACAATCTCCACCACCATCAATGGTTATGATTAGAGATTCGTCATAAGGACTAGAAAAGAAGGCGTTAGCGGCGTGTGCCTTGTGGTGACCTACCTCTACATACTCACCTCCTGTCTGCTCAAGAATGGTTTGTAGTTTTCTCCATGAGTCTGGATAACGTCTTTGTATACCTCCTCTCCAACGACCTATAAAATTACAAACGTATTTCACGTCTGACAGGTCTTCGTTATCTATAAGGTATTTTACTGCGTCACCTGAACACTCTTTCTCTCTTGTGTGCCTTTCTAGTTCAGCATGGTATTCAACAACACCGTTGTTCAAAATAGCGTACGATATATCATGCGCTCCTGTCGATAAGCCTACAATTTTCATCTGTCTAAATAAGTCTTCAAGTCTTCAGGGGTTCCTATACCCCACATTTTGTTCACGTACTCAATGCCGATTAGTTTATCTTCAGCTATGATTTCATTGAACACGGGTGCGATGTAAAACTCATTGTTTACACGTATGTTTTTTTCTATCATCTGTTCAGCGCAACGTACAAAATCTTTACCTCGTCTCCAGAAGTAAATGCCTGTTGTAGCTATATCACTGATTGGTTTCTTCTCAGCCACTTCAAGAACTTTATTAGTGGCGTCCACTTTCACAAAGCTCCATTTAGGGTGTGTAGCATTAAACACGTACACACCACCATCAATGTTTCTATCATACAGAGGTGATGGAGTTTCCCTCCAATCAATAACTTGGTCGGAGTTTGCGATGAGAAGTCTATCATCATTATCAATAAACTCTTTTGCAAGCAAAGCAGTACAAGCCGCGCCTTCTGTAACTTTGTCTACCTGTATAATTTCACAGTTAGGTTTAATCAAAGGTAACAGGTAGTTGAGCGCAAACCTATCGTAATGTTCTTTCTGAACAATAAAAATATGGCGGTGCTCATCACCAAAATTTAAATTCTCTACAACCTGTTGAATCATGGGTTTACCTTCTACCTCAATCAAAGGTTTAGGGAACGTATAACCCATCTGCTGAAATCTAGACCCAGCACCTGCCATTGGAATTAGTATATTCATAATTTAATCATCTCCGGTATTACTTCTGTTGCGTTCCTTACTTTAACAACACTAGCACCCGACAATCTAGCTGCTTCTAGACCTGTAGGGCTATCTTCTATTATAGTACAATTTTCAGGTAAACAACCAAGAATTACCATTGCTTTAATGTATGGCTCGGGATGAGGTTTGTTGTTCAGAGAATCCTCGTTAGAAACTATTAAATCCATGTGTTCATGAACACCACAAGCCTTTAACATAAGTTCGGCAGTATGTCTGATACAGTTAGTAACACACGCAACCTTGTAGCCATTTGCTTTCAGTTTGTTACATAACATGACCTTGGTTTCATCCACGGTAGTATTATCTTCGATTGTTTGTATTGTGTATTTTTGTTTCAATGATGATATTGTAGATATATCTTCTTCTTTCACACGTCCTTGGTCTACCAACATTTTTAATTTCGTTAATGTAGACAGTCCGTTGAAGTCTGATACATGCTCGTCTCGGTTTATCCAAGTGTTGGATACTTCCTTCAACGCTTTGTTTAACGCTTCGTAATGCCAATCACAAGCGTCCACTAAAACACCATCTAAATCAAACAACACCGCCTTGTTTGCATTCCAATTTCTTTTTGATAGCATCAGGTACATACTCCTATATCTTTTAGTTCTTTGGAATATTCTTTGATATTCCATTTTCCTTTTACTACTGCGGTAGCCACGTATGGATATGTATAACTATCCCAATGCTGTCCGCCACGTTGTTGTGCTCCGTCGTAGATGCACAAGTTTACCAAGTCCCATTTCGTGACCTCCTGTTGAGCATTAGCTTCAAACTCCCATATAGTGTCTCCTGGAACGTCTCGGTATATTCTTTTTAATGTTTTTACTTTGGCTAGGGTAGGTTGGATTGCGAACCCGTACTGAGGTTGGTTATAATATAGATTTAGTTTTCTATCATATTCTACCAAGCCGTGACCGTTACGTAGTAATTTTATCAAATCCACCTCACCCGACTCAATCATCTCAACGTACTTGTTCAGCAACTCGAAGTTAGGTGCGTCATACAAAAACATATCTTCATGATTGAAAAGTATTATATCTTCATCATCCATCTGTTCCAGGCAACCCGTAACTCGTTGGTTGTAAGGTATGGTATCATCGTAAGTTACGGCGGTGTACTCCTTATCGAAAGAAGCTCCTTCATCAAGGAATACCACTTTAGGCACGGTTGAAAAATATTTATTAGTTTGTTTCAACCATGGTTCCCACACCCAATCAACATCACTATGTGTATAAACGACTATCTTCATTCTAATACCTTTGCAATCCTTTGAGAAGATTTACCGTCTCCATAAGGACATACCTCATCTATTATAGGATTTTGTAATACAGATTTAACAATATCTTTTAAGTCTTTTGGTTTTTTACACATAACTAAATGTCCTGTTTCAATACCTTCTGGTCTTTCAGTGGTTGTGCGACAAACAATTACCTTTTTGTTAAAAAAACTTCCTTCTTCTTGCAAACCACCACTGTCTGTTATAACAAACTTTGTTTTAACTAGAATATTTAGCAGGTCTTCGTATTCAAGTGGGTTTACCACATCTACGTGTGACAACAGATGTTTATGTTTCTGCACATTAGGGTTTGGGTGAATGGGTAATATAAAATTAAGATGGTCGTAAGTCTTTGCTACAGCGTTGACAGCCCTAAACCAACTATCCATTTGCTCATGATTCTCTCTACGGTGCAATGTGACTAGCACCTTGTCTTCGTACTCACAATCTTTTTTGTATGGAGTTAGGTTATCAAGCACTGTGTTTCCTGTAACATAGCGCTTACTATAAATACTTTCATCTATCAAGTTTTCGTTAGACATTTCTGTAGGACAAAAACAAACATTCGCTAATCTAGAAATCATCTGACGGTAACCCTCTTCTGGATAAGGGTGGTCTAGGTCATATGTTCTAAGACCAGCTTCTAAATAATATATTTTTAATTTTCTGTGAAACGCGGCTACTGCACATGCAAATGCTGACGCAGTATCACCTTGAACAAGAACGGAATCAAAATCTCCATCAGGAAACTGTGATAGACAATCGCTTACAACACCATCCAATCTATTGTTAGAATCGGTCATGTCTATACTATAATCAACATCCACATCCTTTAGTAAGTCGGGGTGTTGTCCTGTAAACAAAAGTTTGTAGTTCTTTAAAACTTTGGTTAATGGCTTTACTTTGAGCCATTCAGGTCTGGTTCCAAAACAGATAAGTAACATCTTACCAAACGCACTGCTTCAAAGTCTGTGGGTGCCTCGTTAGATAGCCTCTATTAGCTCCAACAGTCCATGGGTTTATGGTTGAACCTATATCAATGTACGTGTTGTTAGGGTTGGCTAAATGAAGTCTGTGGGCTAGTATATTCCCCAGCGGTCCAGCAGAAAATAAAAATAATTGTTTATCTTCCTGACAAGCCAACATGGTCATGTCAGTTAAATGTTGTAATAAGTATGGCATTAAAAATGCTTCACCATTACACGGAACATACAAATCAAGATTGAAGGGAAGTTTATTACCCTTACCTTTTTCGTTAGCTAATAGAATTGTTCTACCTTCCCACTCAGAGAACTCTTTAATCATCTGAGTTACAAACGAAGGGTAATTACTATTAACAAACAGGTTAGCCCATGTAATGTTAGGGGTTTGAACTTCGTTACGCATCCACGTACAGTGGTTTATAGGCTGACAGCATGGGCAACTAACGCCTACCCAGTAATCCTCACTATCATAATGAAAGGACTCTAATAAGTATTGATGTTCTTCTTTGTGTATATCAGGGTCGAATGTCCAGTTGTCGCAGTTAGTAATTTTTTCATTGCGCAAAATTTTATATTCTCCATCAGCATACTTGCTAAAAGAAAAAGAATCTCTGTTTTTTACTTTTTGTAAAACAGTGTTGAAGTCGTCGTGAAAGGTTCTCATTTTAAATCTGTAATAGCTTCAAGAAGTTTTGAGTCTAACTCTTCTCGAAGAAGTTCTGCGTTAGGTACAACACAATGACCGCCTATACTTCCTTCTGGTGGTGTAAGGGTAGGTCTTATAACATTAGTTTTTTCAAGCTCTTCATAACCACGATTGTACGTTAAGTTGTAATGTGTTTGTGCTTCTTTAAAATTAACTCCATGTTTCTCACATAGTTGTTTAGCGTAATCATGCCAAGCTATACACACTCCATAATAAGATGTATCTAACAGTTTAGCTACCTCAGTCGTTCGTGAAGATTCATATACGTTTGAAGTTACACCTAAATCATTTTCAAAATGAAAGGCTGCGGCGGTTGCTTCCATACCACCAAACACCTTGATAAAAGTTTTGATACCTTCATCTAAGTGAGGGTGAACTCCTCTGACAGGGGAATGTACTATTTGTGGATGAGCTATAGAAATGGTATCGGTGGTTCCTGGTGGCACAGTAGAATGGATTATAGCTATCTCAGGGTTTATAAAACCCATAAACTCGCTAACCTGTGCGATAAATTTATCGGAGTAGGGTATACAAATATTAAGTATATCAACTTCATCTAATCCATCATCTCGGTCCAAGTCTCTAATCAATGGTGTGTATCCTTTTTCTAGGTACACTTTTTCTAAACCTTGTCCTATCTCTCCGTAACCAATAATACCTATACTTTTCATAGCTCTAATAATTTTTTCCAAGCATCATAGATTTTATCTTCGTCCCATAACTCAAACTGTGTAGTAGCGTTAGCATTACCGTGGTAAGGAATGCCTGCACGTATACACTCAGCCCTGACCCTACCGAAAGCTTCTGGTAATTTATCAGAGTTTGATTGATATACACAGGAGATAGAATCATACAGTTTTTGTTTGTCTAATTCCATACCCATATAAAACACGTTAGGGTTATAATCTAACAATGGTTGTATCTCTTTATCAAAGTAATTTTTGTCCAAACTATTACCATAAATTAAAACTTTTCTGCATCCATCTTTCAAAGCACGTTTAACAGATATATGAGTTTGTTTTAGTGGGCATACGGTACCAATAACACCCGCTATTCCATCAGGATGATTGCCTGAGTCTTTTACTCCTCGTATAGTGTTAGGTATAACGGTACCATCCATTCCCTGCCAATTCATTTGGTCTTGGCTAATAAAACGTATCTCGTCGAACCCTGATATCTCCCTTTGTAGTTGTTTTAAAGGGAAGATAGCTTTCTCATGACAGCTCAACAAAACTTTCTTAGGTAACGGATGTCGTTCAGGTAAATGTATAAAGTGACCTATTATGATATCGTCTTTTTCAAACTTAAAATTATGGCTCATGTCCCCGCGACATTTGTTTAAATGCCATGGGTGCGGTCCATAAAAAACACAGTCGTGACCTCTCTCATTAAACAGGTCACATAACTCCATCAAAGAAAAGGTGGAACCTCCTTCTTGAGACCACCCGGATATTATTTTTATTTTACTCATCTAAAAACCTCAATATTGATGTGTCCTCTACTTCATTGTCTTGTAAAAACACGTCATCTAATTTACGTCCAAGACCTGTAGTATACCTAAACTTAGGGTCTCTAGACGGAACGTCAGCACGTCCTCTAGTAAGTTTTCTTTCATACTCCTCCTTGGACTTGACCCAATAATGATTAACGCGAAACACATCAGCCGTGCCATTCTCATTGAATGGTCCTGTGCAGGCTTTCTTATTTTCATCAACAGGAGTTCCTGCTGTATAGAGGAACGAATGTGGGTTGTGAGCAGGACAAAGTGTAGCTCCTGGTTGGCATATTGTTTTTATGTGTTTGTCTACAGCTTTACGTCGCTTTGTATAATTTTTTAACACTCCTCCTTTAGGTCTGGTTAAATGACCGTTGGAACCAAAGAATACTTCACTGACAGCTATTCCTGGAAACTGTTCGTACTCTCGTAGTTGCTTCTTCAAATCTCCTTTGGGAGAAAACAAAAACTCATCTAAATCTATAAACGCCATCCATCTAGATTGGTCTCTGAACGCGGTGATGGCGTTGAAGTAACAAGACATTTGGCACATATCCATATCTGTTTTAAAATACGATACATCTTCAAACTCTTCGTCTTTGAAGTAACCCCACGTACCATCCGTACTATTATTATCATACAAGTAGAAGTGTTCTACTCCTACACGTCTATGAAAATCCAACCATTCGGGCAAGTTTCTTAACTCGTCCTTCATTACTGCGACAACACTTAAATACTTCATACTTGGTTTATGTTTATTTCGTCGGCGTTGAAATTAGGGTCAGTTATAACTGTCCCGTCTGCCAAGCCTGATTTTTCCATGGCTTCACTTCTATTGTATCCTTGTGATTTCTCCATAGCCTCTTTCTTCAAACCCATCAACTGTTGATATAAATCCAATCTTCCTTTTACAATTTTGTTAATATCGTACAGGTCGTCACAAATAAGTTTTAAGTTACGTCCCATCTCTTTTACATGTTGAGGGTCTTTAATACACTTTGATAGGACTCGCATCCATTCTTTTTTAGGATTAGATGGGTCAATCAAATAACCTGTTTCTCCGTTTACAATAAGCTCATCGTAACACCCAACATTAGTAGCAATTAAGGGTACACCATAACGAGCACCTTCAATGGCTTTTATCTCAGATTTAGAATCATTGAAAGGGTTTGGGTCAAGAACCGCCATATTTATATCGATGTGGCTGTACATGGTTCCATACGTTGACGGTGGCATTGCAGGATGTATTTGGTAATTGCGGTGTCCTCTAAAACCTCTAGACAAGATACGTTCGTATCCTTCCCAAACATCCCACTGCCAATCTCTTTCTCCCGGAGGTTGCATAGGCTTTCCATAGAAATCCCACTTCACTCTTTCTTTACCCACCTTTTGATTAACTAAAAATGGTATACCTGCAAAGTGTGCGACATCGACATCGTGATGTATTCCGCCTACCCAACCAATACGTGTAACTTTTTTAGGTCCTGGAACTTTAGGTGCGTTCCAACAAGGTAAAGAATAATCTATAGAGTTCTTGATAACCACTAAAGCACATTTAACAAAAGGGGCGATACGGTCTGCGAACTTTCTTTGGGTTACAGATACTAAATCTACGTTGCTGTAGATATATTTTGTAACCTCATCTAACTTCTGCTCTTTATAAACTTTGTACAAACGGTGTCCTTCATACAGGTCTGATAAAAGGTCGTCCGTATCAAAGTGGGTAAACTTACCAAACTCATGTGCACGTCTCAGAATGTCGATTGTATACTCTCCACCAAAGTTGTGTATGTTTTGAGTGAAGACAACGTCAGCCCATTTGATTGCTGAATAATCGAAGTCTGGTGGAGTTTTGCTTCCGGGGTCATTGCCCTCAGCCCTTCTCCACCCCAAAGGATTGTCGTCGAACCTAACCTCCACTTCGTCGGGGTAGAGTTCTGCTAACTTTTGCATAGGAAGGAGGATGCGGTAATAAGCGCATCCTCCATGATTACTTGGGCAAGCTAGTATCTTTAGCTTTTCTGCCATCAGTCCACCTTCAGGTCCTTGAGGTGAGACATATAATCATCTTCACTCTCGCTTTGCATAGGTGCAGGTGTCTCAGATGCAGATGCAACAGGAGAACCTGTACGAGCCGCGTTTAACTCTAGCATAAGATTTTTAAGGTCATCATAAGCCGCAATCTTAACTAAGCCGTGAATATCATGAAGCTCGTCCATGAATGTAGCATTCTCAGCATCACTTCCAGCAGTGCTTTGCTTCGGCTTAGGAGCAGACTTATCGTAGTTCGGCCATTGACCTTGAGTGTCTTTAACAATCTTAAAGTCCCACCCTTCTTTTAGGT